GAGAGATAAGCTATCATAGGTAGATAAAGGGTATCACTCCTCTTATTATGTTAAAGTATATATGAATGAGTTAGTGTCTTATATATTCATATAAAGCTATATAGATATACTTATATAATCATATAATTGTATAGAAAGAAACATAGGTAGCGTATGTAGAATGGATAGTAAACATCAGGGTTGGGTGTGTCCCTGTTCAGTTTTTCTCTATATAGAAGCTTTATCCGGCCTACCTAGATTACATTATTCGGAATTACCCTATATGGCTTTACTTACAATGATTAAAGGATTACCAGGAGATTAAGGATATGACGGAGGATAATGTAAAAAGCATTAGATAGTTGCCTATATGAGATAATAATCGTATATTAAGGTATATTAAAACAATAAAGGTTATGAGTAAACATTCACGATTCAACAGACATGAGATATTTGAGATGGAGGATACTTCCTTTGTCCTTGATTGTATCAGACATATAGATAAGTACGACTATGAGAATGGTGGTGCCGAGTTAGGTAATATGCTATATGGCCTCTTTGATGGCTTTCTATATGATACTATATATACATACGCTTATGAACATCTGCCTATAGAGATGTATAATAGGCTGGAAGGTATACTGATGAAGGTACAGAGAACATTAGCCGTTAACGTATAATTAAATAATCTACATATGGATAAGTTTATTACATTTACTGAGAAGTATATACAGAGGCCTATAATGATAGGTATTACTCTATGGTTAATATATCAGATAGTTACTATAATAGTTGGCTAACAAAGATAAATTTCGTATATTAAGGTATAATAATTAAAACAATATACTATGATCAATCTATCTAATTACAAACCATTCTATTACTTCAACTCTTCTTCTAGATATAACAATCTAGATAAATCAACTCTTATAAAGGTCAACGGTGTGAGCCACTACCTCTATAGATAAACCTTACCCCTCCCAAATCTTACCCCTAACCTTCCGGACCTCGGCAGGCATGGTGATATAAAGGTGATATAACACTGACAGTATAGTTCCCTAAGGGGTTGGTAGTCTGCGTGATTTTGCCATACCTGTCTTCAAGAATCTGATGATTTTTAGGTATATAGTAATATATATTTATATATTCATATAAAGAGTCTGTATACCTCTCTCCAAAACCAATATAGAAAGTAGAATATAATAATCCATGCTAACACTAGTTTATAATTAAAGTTCTTCATAATATTAAAATGGTCCTGCTCTACCGTAGACAATATATAGAATAATAACACCAATAATAAAGCTTATATACCATCTCTTATTTATCTTTCTAAGCTCTTCTTCTGTAGGATTAAACTGAGGTATAATAACAAAGTCTTTTATAACGTTAAAGAATATCATTACTATGGTGAAACTCAGTAAAGAACTCACAAATTCATAATTAAACATATTATTTATTTTTTACATGATCCCAAGCCTGTTCATATGCTTCATATAGAGTAATAGAGGGAGAGAACTCTCTCAATTTTCGTGCCGTATCTAGTACTATAGCTCGCTTTCCTACTTTCTCTGCTAGCATTAAAATGTCTTCGATCTTATTCATACTTTAATATATGAACTTTTTTGGTATAAAACAAGAAAATCAAGGAAAAAAAATTAGCAAAATTTTTCGGTATATAGGTCTTTTTTTCTTATTATATAATGTACGAATATTTATATAAAATGCAACCTTTAAACCCACATACTTTATTTTCTATCTTTGAAAAAGGAGATGAAGAGATATACGAAGAGCATAACTTGACCGAGTTGCTTGATAATCCCTATGTCTTAATGGGAATGGTGCTTAGAGGTATAGATAATTACCATACTATGGACTTAATGCATCTAAAGCATTTTGGTGATCGGTATAGAGAGGTTAGATTTAAGGTACGTAATCAATTTTACAATAAACTATTTAACTATCTCAATAGAATAGATATTACGAAGTTAGATAGTAGGTATACGATTACAGAAGAATACAATAGCGACGATATTTTCTCTGGTCTTAACGTTTTATTAGTATACTTTGAGAAGAGAGAGGAGTATGAGAAATGCGGTATCATAAAAAGATACCAAGATTTATTAAACTTTGAGGTGGATATAGTTGCGTAACTAAACTATTTTTCTTATATTTAAGTATAAATAAAAAATAAAGGTTATGGGATTTAAAAGAATTACAGAAGAATATGCTCAAGGATTAATCAAAGTCTCTGAAGATCAAACCGATACTGAGGCTAGTTACTTTACTCTTACTCCCAGTGATAAAGGAGATGGATGGGAAGATGTTACATATTACACTAATAGACCTAAAGAGATTCAGATACCAAAAGGTATGACTGGCTGTCAATGGGTATATGTACTAACTAATCCTACAATGCCTGGTCTATGTAAGATAGGCTTTACTAAGAATAAACCTTCCGATAGAGTTAAACAGATTAATTCTGCCACGGGAGTGGCTGTCGACTTTGTTGTTGAATGGGCTTTTCCTTGCTTTAATGCTCATGATGTAGAGAAACAGGTACATAGATATCTTGAAAGAAACGGTTTTAGAGTGAATAAAAAGAAAGAGTTCTTTAATATCTCTGTTCAAGAAGCTAAATCCGTTGTAAAACGTTTAGGAGATCCTTATAAAATGGAGTCTTTAGAAGAGAAGTATGAATAAATCGCGGGACAACTTGCGCGTTTTGCGCGGCGAGCTAAAGCTTTTTATAAAAAAGTTATATTCCCCCCAATTATTTCCGTAAAAAAGTTGTTTCTTACATTTATTTTTAATATCTTAATAATATTATATATAAAGATATATAGATATAAGTTAATTAATTAATAAATAACTATAATGATAAATAATATATATAATAATTAATAATAATATAAAATATGTCTATAACAGCAGAAAAAATTCAAGCTAATTACGATAAGCATCTTAAAATTATTGATACGTACATTGGTGACCGAAAGGAATCAATTAAAAGTATGCTTAAACACATGGAGGATACTTATGTAATGGCTCCTGCTAGTGGCAAAACATGGTATCACAATGCATTCCCTGGAGGATATGTTGATCACGTTAATAGAGTTGTGGAGTATGCGGTAAAACAGTCAAGGTTATACGAAGAGATGGGTGGAACAATTGATTACACCGAAGAAGAACTGGTCTTTGCCGCATTATTCCATGATTTAGGTAAGATAGGAGATGGAGATACACCTAATTATATACCTCAGACTGATAAATGGCGTCAAGATAAACTATCAGAGATGTATACCTTCAATCCAGACTTAGATTTTATGCTAATCCCAGATAGATCACTGTTTATATTACAGAAGTTTGGTATAAAAGTTAGCCAGAAGGAGTTTTTAGCTGTAAGATGTCATGATGGTGTGTTTGATAAAGCTAATGAAGCGTACTTTTTTAGCCATGTTGAATCTTCTAGACAAAAAACATCTATTATTTCAGTACTTCATAGTGCAGACTTCTTAGCCTCCAAGGTTGAGTACGACATGTGGAAGGCTAACGGAGGAACATCTAAACCTCAAAGACCGAAAACTACTACATCAACAGGTAGAGCGGTAAAATCATCAGAAGGCCTGTCAAATATACTTAAAAATCTATAATGGAAATAAATTCTACACTTTTTTACATAATAGTTACAGTTTTAGTTGCTTTTTTCATTTTTACTGTCTATATTATTGGTAACTTACTTAAGAAAGTTGAGTTATTTGAAGATATTATACAAGATCAAACAAAATACCTTCAAAAACTATCAATTTTAGTGAAGGAAAGTGATAAGCACCTAAAAAATCTAGATGAACAAGGGGTCTTTCAGTCAGATGACGAAATAGGTGCATTTTTTAACGTCTTAAAAAGACTACAGACAGAGCTTAATAAATTTAAGCTATCCTCAAATTATGGCAAGGAAGAAATCCAAGGCTAATTATTTTACATCAGAAACAGAAGAGTATATTAAGAAATACAACCGATCTTCTGATAATGAATACCGTAATAAAATATTCACAGACCATATTTATATACCTTTTTATAAATTAGCTGAAAATATTATACATACTTTTAAATTTTACTATACTGATGTAGAACAGATTGAAGACCTTAAACATGAAGTAGTAACTGTATTGCTAGAAGATAAGATAATGAAATTTGATCCTGATAATGGAGCAAAAGCATACTCTTATTTCGGCACTATCGTTAAAAGGTGGTTAATTAACTACAACAATAAGAACTATAAAAAACTTTTACAGAACGAATCTACACCAGACGGCTTTTCTTTGAACGTTCCCTCCTATATGATAGTAGGTGAACATAAGAACGTATACGAAGATGCCATTTCACTTGGTACCTACATAGATAGATGGGTAGATAAGACATATCAATGTTTAGATGATTTGTTTATTAAGGATAGTGAAAAGAAGATAGCTGACGCTATATTAACTATTTTTAAAAGAAGAAGTGATTTAGAAATTTTTAAGAAAAAAGCTCTTTACATTTATATAAGAGAAATGACTGATTGCGAAACTCCTCAATTGACAAGAGTAATCGCTACACTTAAAAAAGATTTCTATAAAGGCTACTTAGAGTTACATGAAAGAGGGTTAATAGTTACTACTTTAAATAATAAGTAATATACTATTTATAGTAAACTATTAATATGAGTTTAGATAAAGAAATATTCTCAGGTAAAACATTATCTGACCTCTTCAGTGAGATCCACGATAATTCTACCAGTACTAGAGCCCAAGTGAAAGGGCTAATTGGTGAACTTAAACCTCTTATAGAAAATATCGGAGACGCGACTCTTATTGTTCCTATGATAAAAGAATATATGGAGATAGGAGTAAAGAATGATGACGCTTTGATTAAGTTAGCGACTATAATACAACGCATAGAAACAGCGCAAACTAAAGGAAGTGACAGTGAATTTGATTTTTCCGATCTTCAAGACCTTCTAGAAGAGTCTCAAGAAATAGAAAAAGAAGTAAGCAACAACCCTTCAGAAGAAGAATGATAGTATGTCAGATAGCAACATTTTAGCCTCTAATGCACGAGTTGTAGACGTAATTACGGACGAATCTCACCCATTCTTTAAAACTTATGGAGATATAGGTGCTATAAGGTATAGACTTTTAGATCACTCTGGTAAGGAAACAGATTTAAGGTCTTTAGATATAGCTTATCCCATTCACCGTAATATGTTTTCTTTTCCTTTAGCAGGAGAAATAGTTCAACTATATGTAGGACCTAAAGCACAAGATGTTGTTGATATAGCAGACACCCCAAAGGTATATTATAGTGCTCCTATCGCTGTATGGAATCATCCTCATTATAATGCTCACCCAGATCCAGGCTTAAGAGAAGGGAATCCTAACCCAGGACCGGGAGTAGTTGAAAGAGGAGATATATATCCTTTGCTACCTCATATGGGAGACATCCTTATAGAAGGAAGACATGGACAGTCTATAAGAATGACTGGTGTTAGAGCAAATCAACAACCTTTAGTAAACGATGAGAATAACGGTAAACCTCTTACAATAATAAGGAATGGTCAACAAGAAAGTGAAGTTCCTGAAACAGGAATAGATTTTTTAGATGCTGACGGATATACTCCTCAAATTGAAAACATTAATACAGACCGTACTTCTATCTACTTAACTTCCGACCATATAATTCCTCTTATCCCTGCTAACGAACAGAATGCTTCTTTCCTAGGATTCGCTCCTACTGCAACAGATATTTATAGAGGTGCACAAGCAATACTACAATCTGATAGAATAGTCTTAAACGCAAGAGAAGAAAGCATACTATTATCAGCTAACCAACATATTGCAGTCAACTCTAATGATACTCATATTGATGCTAGCGAAAGAATAGTATTTGACGCACCTAAAGTATATATAGGGAAAGGAGCTTATAAGCTAAGGAAAGCTCCCAGAAGACAAGGACCTAATGAAGACCTACAACAACCCGCTGTATTAGGAGGAGTTGCAGAAGCTATACTTCTTGATATTTTAGAAGCACTAAATGAACTTATTGAATCAATGAGTACACCGAACCTACCTGAAATATATGTTCCCGCTCTAGTCAACGCTTCAGAGTCAGTTAAAGAATTAGTTCTTAGTATAGAAAATAGAGTTATAACTGAAATGAATTCTAAAAAAGTCTTTATAGAATAATGGGGAAAGGATATACACAGATTCCGGAAGATACGCTAGGAGCGAAGATTAATAAGCAATTAGGAAAGCTTAAAGGTATTATCAAGAATAAAGGTAGACAAGCTTTAAAAACTCTTATACGTAGATTTAAACAGAGAGCTATAGAAAGTGCTACATCTCTAGTAGTACAAAGGCTAGCTCCTTCACTTTGTGAAAACACAGACGACATAGCTAAAGGAGTAGAGCAGACTAATGATTTTCTTCAAGGAGTATCTAACTCTCTAAACAAATTAACTCAAATAGCAGGTAAAGTTTTAGGCCCTATAAGTAAATTGTTAGGGATCATAAAAACTATTATAGCTTTGCCATTACCTACCTCTGTACCTCCCGGAATAGGTATACCTACCGCTGTGCTACAGAGTTTTGATGAAATAAAAGAAACATTAAAAGAGTTTGTAGATAAAGCACAAAAGCTAGCAGCATCTATTCAACAAGGGGTTGCTACTGTAGGGGCAGTAAATGCTAGCCTCTCTCTAGTACTAGACAGGTTAAATGATTTGATGGCCTTCTCCGCATCTTACTGTGCTTTGGTTGACGCTTATGCCGACAGTTTAGAAAACGGAACCGAAGTAGGAGGGTTAAATCAAGGCTTACTAGATGAGTATGGAGGTATTTTGTTAGAAATGGCAAATGCTTTAGAAAACTATTTAGATGGAGTTGATGACGGTTCTGCATTCGACAATAGCACCCAAGAGTTACTTGAAATATTTGAAGACTATGAACTTGAAGAATATATACCAGAAGGAGTTAAATCGAGATTAAGAAGAAGAAGAATAGATGATGGTTTTGGGACAAATGGAGGAGATAATGCAGACGCAGATGGACAAGGAGGATTAAATTTAGGACCAGACGGCTTACCTTTAGGTGATGCTAATAACCAAGGAATAAATCTCCCAGATACAGACTCAGAACTTTATGAAGCTATAGACGGAAACGTATATATTTTAAAAGTAGAAGATGATCCAACTTCTCCAGAAGTAGCCCAAAGGAGATTCGGAGTAGCACAGACGTTAGAAAACGTAACTATATTAAAAACACCACCAACATTTACTACTAAATCCAAAACTATTTTAGCTGATATCAAAGTAAGATTAGACACTCAGCTATCAATACTTTAATTATTAGATATTTATTATTATGAAACTAGATACATTACGTAAAGTAATAAGAGAAGAAGTAAGAGCAGCAGTAAAAGAAGAACTGCAAGACATGCTAACTGAAGCCGTAAAGGTTGCCAGTACACCTACTACTCCTAATGTACAGAATACAAGCCAATATAAACCAGTTGTACAGAAAGATTTATCAAAAACATGGTCTACAGGTAAGATTAACACAGGAACTATACCTTTAGAAGAAATGTTAAATCAAACGGCAGGAGAAATGACTAGAGATGACTTTAAACAGATAAATGGATCTACAGGTTCTCCAGTCAATACCGCTACATCTAACACATTAGCTAATCAAATGGGTTTAACCGAAAATGCAGGTCCTTTACCAGGCATCGATATTTCAAAGTTAGACTTCGTTGGCAAAGCTAAATCAATATTAGACGCAGCAAATAAAAAAGATAAAAATAGAATACCAGCATAATGGCATTTGAAGCAAAAAAAATTAATCCGTTAGATTTACAGCCACGTAAAGCAATTGGTGTATCTCTTCCTTTTACTGGTGTAGGAGTGTTTAATTCTACTTTTGCTACTAAGGATGCTATAAAGAATAACTTAATAAATTTCTTTTTAACTGGAAAAGGAGAAAGATTTTTAAACCCTGCGTTTGGTACAGGATTAAGAAATTTATTATTTGAAAATATATCTAAAGATAATGTAGATGCAATAGATGGAGAAATAAGAGATTCATTAAGAAACTACTTTCCTCAAGTTATACCTATTAATATAAAAACACAAGCACTAGCTGATGAAAACACAGTTGCTTTTAGTATGAGATATCAAATACAAGACACAGGAATTAATGATACTGTAGCTATTAATTTTGAACTAGAATGAAAGAAGTAAGAGACATAAAGTATATTAACAGAGATTTTAATGATTTTAAAAACTCATTAGTAGAGTTTGCTAAAAACTACTTTCCAGATACATATAATGATTTTTCTCCTACATCACCTGGTATGATGTTTATTGAAATGGCTGCTTATGTTGGGGATGTATTATCATTTTATTCAGATACCCAGCTACAAGAAACTTTTGTACAGCATGCTAAAAATCCTGAAAACTTATACTCACTAGCATACACTCTAGGTTATAAACCTAAAATTACTACAGTATCAGAAGTAGAATTAGAAGTAAGTCAAAACGTAGCTGCTACAGGAGCTGACTACGAACCTAACTTCGACCAAGCATTAATAGTTTCTGCAAACGCTCAACTCAAAGCAAACTCTGCAGGTCAACCAGCTTTTATTGTAGATAAATCTGTTGATTTTAGTTTCTCTAGCTCTTATAGTCCTACTGACATTACAGTAGCTTCTATAGCTGGAGGTAATCCAGCCGAATACACTCTTAAGAAGAAAGTAAATGCATTTTCAGGAGAAGTAGTAGAAAACATACAAGTCATAGGAAATGCTGAAAAGTTTAAAACTATAACTGTAGAAGACTCTGAAATAATAGGAATATTATCTATTACAGATTCTGACGGAATTACCTGGACAGAAGTTCCTTATTTAGGTCAAGAGACAGTATATGACGATACAGCTAATACTGAAGATGATTCAGGAGTAGTAGCGTCTAAGCTTACTCTTAAAAAAGTTCCTTATAGATTTGTTACTCGATTTAATTCTTCAGGTAATTTACAAATTCAATTCGGATCAGGAATAAGTGAATCAGATGACTCAGTAATAATTCCCAACCCAGCTAATGTAGGAATTGGTAATGCTAACGGTATATCTAGAATAGATCATTCATATGATCCTTCAAACTTTTTATTTACACGAACATATGGTGTAGCACCCTCTAATACAACATTAACAATATCTTACCTTAAAGGAGGAGGTATAAAATCTAATGTTCCAGCTAATACTATTACTGAACAGTCAGGAGTAACTGCAACTGCTAGTGATAACTCTTACCAAGGAACATTAGCTTTTACAAACCTATTACCAGCTACAGGAGGAAAAGATGGAGATACAGTTGAAGAAATAAGAGAAAACTCATTACGTGCTTTTAACGAACAAGGTAGAGCTGTTACTTTACAGGATTATAACGTAAGAGCTCAATCTATGCCTTCACAATTCGGCTCAGTAGCTAAAACTTTTGTTACTAAGGATGAAGCTGCTAACTATGAAACAAACTCCACCCTAGTAGACGATAATCCTTTTTCTTTATCTCTCTACACTTTAGCATATGATAATAATAATAAGCTTACTTACTCAACTGATAATCTTAAGAGAAACCTTAAGAATTATCTATCTCAGTATATGATGATTTCCGACAGTATTAATATTAAAGATGCATTTATAGTAAACATAGGTATTAACTTCGAAGTATTAGCACTTCCAAACTATACAGGTAGAGCGATACTCTTAGACTGTATACAAAAGGTAAAAGAATACTTTACAACAGCAAATAGAAATATTAATCAACCTATAAATTTAGCTAGAATTACAACCGTATTGGATAGGGTAAAAGGAGTACAAACAGTACAAAAGCTAGAAATAGTAAATAAAGTAGGAGAGAATTATTCAGAATATGGATACGATATAAAAGGAGCTACTAGAAACAATGTTATATATCCTTCCTACGATCCTTGTTTTTTTGAAGTTAA